ATTTGATTTATGGCCGTATCAAGAAGATATGTTCGATCACTTTCATAAAAATAGATTTTCTATTGTTTTAGCATGTCGACAAAGTGGTAAATCTATATCATCAGTTATATTTTTACTTTGGTTTGCATGTTTTCACCCAGAAAAAACCATTGCTATATTAGCTAACAAGGGTGCAGTTGCTAGAGAGATGTTAGCACGTATTACTTTAGCTTTAGAAAATTTACCCTTCTTTTTACAACCTGGCTGTAAGGCTTTAAATAAAGGATCTATTGAATTTAGCAATAACTCTAAAATTATTGCTGCAGCAACATCTGGTTCTTCCATTCGTGGTCTTTCTATTAACTTATTGTTTTTAGATGAGTTTGCTTTTGTAGAAAACGATGCGCAGTTTTATACATCTACATATCCAGTAATATCATCAGGTAAAGATACTAAAATTATTATAACATCTACTGCAAACGGTGTAGGTAATGTGTATCATAAACTATGGGAAGGTGCAGCAACTAATACGAATGAGTTTAAACCTTTTAGAGTCGACTGGTGGGATGTACCAGGAAGAAACGAAGAGTGGAAAGAACAGACCATTGCTAATACTTCATCACTTCAGTTTGATCAAGAGTTCGGTAATTCATTTCATGGACGAGGAAACACTCTTATTCCAGCTAATGAGTTATTAGCACAAAAGGCTTTAGATCCAATATCATTTACTGAAAATATATTTGTATATGAAAATCCAGTAGAAGATCATCAATATATAATGACAGTTGATGTTGCTAAAGGTAGAGGATTAGACTATTCTACGTTTACAATTATAGATGTATCAGTGGATCCGTTTAAACAAGTATGTGTATTTAGAGATAATAACATATCCCCAATACTATTTCCTGATCTTATATACAAATGGGCTAATCATTATAACGAAGCATATACTATTATTGAAAGTAATGACCAAGGTGCGGTAGTTTGTAATGGTTTATATTATGATTTAGAATATGAAAACATGTTTGTTGAGTCAATGGTAAAACGTAATGCACTTGGTGCTACAATGACCAAACGATTAAAACGAATAGGTTGCTCAGCAGTAAAGGATCTAATTATAGAGAAAAAGCTTCATATTATAGATGCTAATACTATTATTGAAATGAGTACATTTGTAAATAGAGGATCATCATGGGAAGCTTCAGGTAATAACCATGATGATTTAATGATGAATTTAGTATTGTTTTCTTGGTTTACTACCACTGATATATTTCATGGTATAACTGATATAGATATGAAAACACTTTTATATAAAGAGCAACTTCAAGCTATACAAGATGACATGCTACCATTTGGTGTATTTAGTAGTGATGAAGATAACGATAAGGAAGTTGATAAAGAAGGTAATGTTTGGATGGAAGTAGACAAACATCAAGGGCTTTATTAGAATGTTAAAACATATAAATAACTATGATTGAATATAACCGTATTATGAGAACATATTAACTAACTCAAATTAAGAGGATAAAGCGATGGCATTTCAAGTATCACCAGGCGTCCAGGTCAAAGAAATTGACGCAACGGGCGTTGTTCCTGCCGTATCAACCAGTATTGGTGGATTCGCAGGGTCATTTAATTGGGGTCCAGTTGACGAAGTAATCACGGTAGGTTCAGAAAAGAATCTAGCTGAAATATTTGGTCAACCTACAGATTCCAATACCGCTAACTACTTTTTAACTGCTGCTGGATTTTTAAAATACGGCAGATCATTAAAGGTTGTTAGAGCAACCAGCGGTCACTTAAACGCGACTTCTGGTACATCAGGAGTACTAATTAAAAATAGTACTGATTACGAAACTAACCATGACGATGGTGCACCTGCTTCAGGTAACACTAACGCTATGGGAGGCTGGGCTGCAAAATACCCTGGCACACTAGGTAACAGCCTTAAGGTTGAACTTTGTGGACCACTAGGATTTTCAAGCTGGGCTTACAAAGGTAGCTTCGATTCAGCACCTGGAACATCAAATTACGCGGCAGACGTGCTAGGTAAAACTAGTGCATTGGACGAAGTCCATGTTGCTGTAATTGATACAACAGGCTTATGGAGCGGAACTCCAAACACAGTTTTAGAAACTTTCCCATTCGTAAGTGTGGGATCAGACGCTAAAGCAGACGACGGCACAACTAACTATTACGTAGATGTTATTAATAACAGATCAAGCTATGTTTGGTGGTTAGCGCATCCAACTATTTCTAGCTCAAACATTGGAGCACCTATTGCTTCAACAGCAGCATACGTAGTTGGTTCAACAGTACAAACTAGATCATTAGCAGGTGGAGCTGACGATAACGCACCAACAACTGGTGAAATATCAACAGCATACGATCTTTTAGCAGACGGAGAAACAGTAGATGTTAATTTACTATTTGCTTATCCAGATGCTAGTGGAGCAACAATTGCTAATAAACTAATTGCTATGGCTGCAGCCAGAAAAGACTGTATGGCTTTTGTTTCACCTCCTGTTGTTTCAACAGCAGGTATCGCACCAGGTACTGCATTAACTAATGTAACTACATGGGTCGGAACAGTAACTAAGAGTTCATACGGATCAGCAGATTCAGGTGCTTTATATGTGTACGATAAGTACAATGATAAGTATCGTTGGATCGGTGGCGCAGGTCACATTGCTGGACTATGTGCAGGTACTGATTTAGCAGCAGATGCTTGGTTCTCACCAGCTGGTTCGACTAGAGGTCAACTACTAGGTGTTACCAAATTAGCATTTAACCCTAATCTAGCACAAAGAGATGAGTTGTATAAGGCTAAGGTCAATCCACTCGTATCTTTCCCTGGAGAAGGAACAATTTTATTCGGAGATAAAACTTTATCACCTAAACCTTCAGCATTCGATAGAATTAACGTTAGACGTTTATTCATCGTATTGGAAAAATCAATTTCAACAGCTGCTAAGGGACAACTCTTTGAGTTCAATGATGAATTTACTAGAGCACAATTTAGGAATTTAGTGGAACCATTCTTAAGGGATGTTAAAGGCCGAAGAGGAGTTACAGACTTTAAAGTAATCTGTGACGAAACAAATAATACAGGACAAGTAATTGATTCTAATAGTTTTGTAGCTGATATCTTTATCAAGCCATCAAGATCTATTAACTTCATTACCTTGAACTTTATAGCAACTAGAACAGGCGTCGATTTTTCAGAAATCGCCGGCTCTAATTAAGGAGAAGTATAATGGCAATTTTAGGTATAGATGATTTTAAATCTAAGCTGACAGGCGGTGGTGCAAGACCTAACTTGTTTAAGGCTACAGTAAACTTCCCTAGCTATGCTCAGGGAAATGTGGAATTAACTTCATTCTTGTGTAAAGCAGTAGCTATCCCATCTTCTGTAATCGCTCCCATTGAATTAAATTTCAGAGGAAGAAAGATGTCAGTAGCAGGTGATAGAACCTTTGAACCAGTTACATTAACTGTTATCAATGATGCTGCATTTGAGGTTAGAAATAGCTTCGAACGATGGATGAATGGAATTAATCAGCACAACGCAAATACTGGATTATCAAACCCAACTGAATATCAGTCGGATGTAGTAATCGAGCAATTGAATAAGGCTGGAGACACTGTAAAAACTTATAACGTAAGAGGATGTTATCCTACTAATTTATCTGCAATTGATTTAAACTATGACTCTGAGAATGCAATCGAAGAGTTCACAGTTGAGATGCAGGTGACTTATTGGGAATCTGACACTACTTCTTAGTCGTATAAATAATAATATGGCAGGGACAATTGCGTCCCTGTCACTATTGTAAAGGTATAAACTATGGCAGAATTGTTCGGATTTGAGATTAATAGAAAAGGTAAAGAGCCTATTAGGCCTTCTTTTGTTCCTGATACAGAAGCAGAAGGAACTGGCGTAATTAGCACAGGTGGTCACTTTGGCCAATACCTTGATATTGATGGAGATAAAGTAAAAAATGAAAATGAGCTCATATTTAAGTATAGAGACATTTCAGTTCAGCCTGAATGCGATGCTGCTATTGATGATATTGTAAACGAGGCTATTACTGGAGACTTTAATGCAGCTCCTGTAGCAATTGTGTTAGATAGATTAAAAATATCTGATAACATTAAGAAGAATATACGAAAAGAATTCGATAATGTTTTAGAGCTGTTAAACTTTAATAGCACTGGACATGATATATTTAGAAAATGGTATGTAGATGGTAGATTACCATATCATATGATTATAGATGATAAAAACCCTAAAGCTGGTTTAAAAGAATTAAGATATATTGATCCTACTAAAATTAGAAAGATTAAAGAGATTGAAGAAGAAACTGATCCTAAGACGGGTGCAAAGTTAATTAAAAAATCTAATGAATATTTCATGTTTCAAGATGTACATATGGATAGAGCGAATCAAGGACTTAAAATTCATCCTGATTCTATAGCATACTGCACATCAGGTATGTTAGATCCAAGCCGTAAAAGAATTTTATCACATTTACAGAAAGCTATTAAGCCTGTAAATCAGTTAAGGATGATGGAAGACTCATTAGTTATTTACAGAATATCTAGAGCTCCTGAACGAAGAATTTTTTATATTGATGTAGGTAATTTACCTAAGGGTAAGGCTGAAGAGTACTTACAGAACATCATGAATAAGTATCGTAATAAATTAGTATATGATGCTAAAACTGGTGATGTAAAAGATGACAGAAAACATATGTCAATGTTAGAGGATTTCTTTTTACCAAGAAGAGAAGGTGGTAGAGGTACTGAAATATCTACACTTCCAGGTGGAGAAAACCTAGGGCAAATAGATGATATAATCTATTTCCAAAAGAAATTATATAAAGCTTTAAATGTTCCTATGAACAGATTAGAGCAAGAAGCACAATTTAGCTTAGGTAGAGCTACTGAAATAAGTAGAGACGAAGTTAAATTTAAGAAGTTTATTGATAGAATAAGAAAAAGATTTTCTGATATCTTCATGCAAGTATTAAAAACACAGCTTTTGTTAAAAGGTGTTATTACTAAAGAAGATTGGAGAAGCTGGAAAGAATATATAGCGTTTAATTACATTGAGGACAATTACTTCAGTGAATTAAAAGAATCCGAAATCATTCGTGAAAGATTTGAAATGTTAGCTACACTTGATGAATATGTAGGTAAATATGTATCACATGAATGGGTACGAAAAAATATTCTTAGACAAGATGACGACGAAATCGAGGCACTTAGAACGCAGATGGATGCAGAAAAAGATGCTGGAGATGACGATGACCTTGATCTTGACTTATAAAAACTTATAAATATATAAACAAGAGGAACTGAAATGAGTAGTATAGAATCATTAATTGATAATTTAAAAGGTAACGATAATGTTAAAGCTAGTGATAACTTTAATAGCATTATGGCTGATAAATTAAAAGATGCACTCGATGCAAAAAAAATCGACTTAGCATCAACAATGACCGATCGAGCTTCTAAAGCTGAAGAGTCATAAAGGAACAACTATGAAGTTAATATCTGAATATACCGATAGTAATATCGAATGTTATACAGAAGCTACCAAAAGTGGTGGCAAACAGCACGTCATTGAAGGCGTGTTTATGCAGGCCGATCAAAAGAATAGAAACGGTCGCATATATGAAAAACAAATTTTAGAGGCTGCGGTAGAAAAATACGTAGTCGAACAGGTGAAAAGTGGACGAGCAGTAGGGGAATTAAATCACCCTGAAGGTCCAACAATTAACCTGGATAAAGTTTCACATAAGATTACGGATCTCAAATTTGAGGGAAGTAATGTTATTGGAAAAGCATCAATTCTTAAAACCCCTATGGGACAAATCGTTGAAGGTTTGCTCGAAGGTGGAGTTAAGCTTGGTGTATCAAGTCGTGGTATGGGTAGTCTTGTACAGAAGAATGGTACTAGTTACGTGGGCAAGGATTTTATGCTTGCAACTGTAGATATAGTCCAGGACCCTTCCGCTCCAGAGGCATTTGTCAATGGAATTATGGAAGGTGTTGATTGGATATGGAATAACGGTATCTTAACTGCACAAGAAATTGAATCAATTGAGACTGAAATAAAGCGTACTCCTAAAAAGCATTTAGCTGAAGCAGAGATTAAAGCGTTTAAAAATTTCCTCTCTAAACTTTAATTCTTAATAGGAGAATATAAAATGTCATTAGAAGACGCAATTAAATCCACTGCTGTTGCAGAGGAAGAGGCTGTGTTAGACATCTCTGAAGATGCTGAGCTAGATTCTGAAGAAGAGCTCGTTGAAAACGAAGTTGGAAACGAGGAAGAAGCTTTAGATGAAGAAGTAGTAGCCGAAGCAAAAGTTGAAGAAGACGAAGATGAAGACAAAAAAGACGAAGAAAAAGTCGAAGAGTCTGCACCTGTAGTCCCTAAAACTAAAGCTGGTGTTATTAACGCTGCATTGGAAATGTTTAAAAAGGCCAAAAAAGAAGACGCGCAAAAGCTATATGCTAAATTGACAAAAGTAGAAGAATCAGAAGACGATGGATCAGTTGATAAAACAATTGATGCTGTTGCTAAAGATAAGAAAGCACCTAAAGCTAAGCTAGAGGCTGCTGATTATTCTGAAGATTTGGATATCTTAGTAGCTGAAGAAGCTACATTGTCAGATGGATTCCGTGTTAAAGCTGGTGCAATTTTTGAAGCTGCTTACGCAAGTAAAGTAGGTGCTGAGATTGATAGGCTAGAAGGCGAATACGCGCAAAATCTTGAAGAAGAAGTCGCTGATATTCAGAGCTCACTCGTAGAAAAGGTAGATTCATACCTTAACTATGTTGTTGAAAACTGGATGAAAGAAAATGAAGTAGCAGTAGAGACTGGACTAAGGTCTGAAATCGCTGAAGACTTTATGAGTGCACTTCAGGTAGTATTCAAGGAACATTACATTGAAGTTCCAGAAGGTAAAGTTGATCTAGTAGATGAGTTATCATCACAGGTTGCTGAGCTAGAGGAATCACTCAATAAAACCACAGAAGAAAATATTCGTTTATACGAGTCAACTCAATCTTTAGAAAGAGCTGAAATCGTAAGAAGACATTCTTCAGGCTTGGCTGAAACCGAAGCTGAGAAGTTATCATCATTGGTAGAAGACATTGAATTCGATAACGCTGAATCTTTCGAAATGAAAGTATCAGTTGTTAAAGAGTCATACTTCAAGCAAGATGTTAATGAATCAGTTGACGAAGTAAATGCTGCAATTGGAAATGAAGAAGCTGACGAAGTTCAGTCTATCTCTAATTCAATGGCTGCTTACACTCAAGCTATAACTAAATCTATTAAATAAAACATAAACCTAAGGGGAAATAAAAAATGTTTAACGCAGATAAAAATCTAGTAGAGAAATGGACTCCTGTCCTTGATCACGAAGATGCTCCAAGCATCGGTGACAAGCACAAGAGAGCTGTTACTGCTAGACTCTTGGAAAACCAAGAACTCGCACTACAAGAAAGCAGAGCACATTCTGATTTTCAAATTAATGAAACAGCAGCTAACGCTACTGGTTCTAACATTAGTAACTTTGATCCAGTATTGATCTCTCTTGTAAGACGTGCAATGCCTAACCTTATCGCATACGATATCGCAGGCGTACAACCAATGAACGGACCTACTGGTCTAATCTTTGCAATGAAGTCTAAGTACAGCACTCAAGGTGGTACTGAAGCTTTATTTGATGAAGCAGATACTGATTTCTCAGGAACTGGTACACATCAAGCTGATCCTACTGGATTGGTTGGTGTAGCTGATTCTGGAGACGCAGGTACTTCTATCGCTGACGAAGCTGATACTGTATCTACTTTCGGTTCTGGTATCACTACAGCGAATGCTGAAGCTAAAGGTACACACGTACCAGGTTCAGCTATTTCAAGTGCTAACCAGTTTGGCGAAATGGCTTTCTCAATCGAAAAAGCTCAAGTACTAGCTAACTCAAGAGCTCTTAAAGCTGAATACACTATGGAACTTGCTCAAGATCTTAAAGCAATCCACGGTCTAGACGCTGAAGGCGAATTGGCTAATATTCTTTCTTCTGAAATCCTTGCGGAAATCAACAGAGAGATGGTTAGAACTATTCTTACTAAAGCTAAAATCGGTGCACTTCAAGCAAGTGTTGCACTTAAAGGTGTATTTAACGTTAATACTGATTCTGACGGAAGATGGATGGTTGAGAGATTCAAAGGTCTCATCATGCAACTCGAAAGAGAAGCTAACGTAATCGCTAAAGAAACAAGAAGAGGAAAAGGTAATTTTGTACTTTGTTCTTCTGATGTTGCTTCAGCACTAGCAGCAGCTGGTCTTTTAGACTACACTCCTGCTCTTTCAACTGACTTAAACGTTGACGATACTGGTAATACTTTTGCTGGTGTTCTTAACGGTAGATTGAAAGTATATATCGATCCTTATGCTACTGGCGACTTTGCTTGTGTAGGTTACAGAGGTTCAAATCCATACGACGCAGGTATCTTCTATTGCCCATACGTTCCTTTAACTATGGTTAAAGCGATTGGCGAGAATGACTTCCAGCCAAGAATTGGATTCAAAACTAGATATGGAATGCAGCAGAACCCATTCGTGGGAACAGCTACAGGTGCGGGTACTAACCGTGTCAACCCATATTTCAGAATCTTTAGAGTAGACGGAATTATGGTGTAAACCGTAATTAGTTAATTCTAATTCTGATGGAGAGGGGTCTTAGGATCCCTCTTTTTTTGTCTGAGTTCTATGCTAAAAGACTTATAAATAGTATTAGGAGATTATTATATGGCTACACTAACTTCAAATAAAAACTATTTAAGTCCTGTTGGATTTAAATTTACTATTGACAATCAATTGTACCCTAATTTAGAATACTTTTGTACTGCAGTATCTTTACCATCAATTAGTATTGCTGAAGCACCAATGCCTTTCAGAGGAGCTAATGTAGGGTTTACTGGAGACAGAATTACATTCGATGATTTAACTGTTAAGTTTAATATTACTGAAGATATGGATAACTATAAGGAAACTTTTGATTGGATTCATAATATAGTTAATGTTGGAGAGCAATTTAAATCTGATGCCATTTTAAGTATATTAACCTCACACAATAACGTAAGTAAAACTATTAGGTTCTCAGATGTTTTTCCTATTAGTTTAAGTGGTGTTGAATTTACAACAGGTGCTACTGAAATTGAATACTTACAAGCAGACGTAACTTTTAAATATACCTCGTTTGAATTTATATAATAACTACTATCATATATAGTAGTATAGGAAATTAATTATGTTAGATATTGAAAAAATATTAGAAATGTGGAAGAAAGACTCAAACATTGATGAAATGCAACTTGACGAATCTTCTAAAGACTCAGCAAAACTCCACGCAAAATACCTCGAATTTGTAACACATAATCGTTTAGATCTTAAGAAAAGAGAAATGGAATTTAAGGTCTTACTTAAAGATAAATGGTTGCACTATAATGGAAAAATGTCCAAAGAAGATATTGACGATAGAGGCTGGGATTATGATCCATTAAATGGGTTAAAAGTATTAAAGGGTGATATGGATTATTACTACGATTCAGATCCTGATATTCAAAAAGCTCAGGCGCGCATTGAGTATCTTAAAACCACTGCAGATACACTAAAGGAAATTTTAGATAATGTTAAGTGGAGACATCAAACTATTAAGAATATGATTGAGTGGAGAAAGTTTACTAGTGGTATTTAAATGGACATAGTGACAGTTAAGAAACTTAACGAAACCTTTATACAGATACTAACTGATCCTGGTATCGAGCAAGAGTTAACAGAACACTTCTGTTTTTACGTTCCAGGGTATAAATTCATGCCAGCGTATAAAAATAGGATGTGGGACGGTAAAATACGCTTGTACGATCTTAGGCGTAAGACGTTGTATGGTGGATTGTTCCAATACCTCAATGAATTTTGTGAAGTTAGGGACTACACCCTGAAGATAGAGGAAGATGAGTACTATTCAAGGCCTGATATTGAACAAATTATTGATATTGAAGGGTTTATGAGTGAATTACGGCCTAGCGTGAACGGTAAGGGTATTATCCCCCATGACTATCAACTTACGGCACTCTCGCTCTTGCTTTCTAAAACTAAAAGCCTTCTACTATCACCAACGGCTTCTGGAAAGAGTTTGATTATATATTTAGCTGTTAGATATTACTTAGAGACGTATGATAACAAAGTCCTTTTAGTAGTACCAACGACGTCACTTGTTGAACAGATGTATTCTGACTTTAATGACTATTCTCAACTTGAGGATTGGAACGTAGAAGATAACTGCCATAGAATATACTCAGGTAAGGAAAAATATAATATAAAACCTAGGGTCATTATTACCACATGGCAATCAATATATAAGATGCACCATGAATGGTTTGAACAATACGGTATGGTTATAGGAGATGAGGCACATTCATTTAAAGCTAAGTCATTAACGTCAATATTAGAAAAATGTACGGAAGCTAAATACAGAGTAGGTACGACAGGAACTCTTGATGGTACATTAACTCATCAGTTAGTTTTAGAAGGTTTGTTTGGGCCTGTACATAAAGTTACAACAACTAAAGAGTTAATGGATAAAAATACATTAGCACAATTAGAGATTCAGGTATTGCTCTTAAAGTATGCTGACGAGTATTGTAAGCTTGTGAAGAAAATGAAATACCACGATGAGTTAGATTTTATTGTAAAGTACGAACCACGGAATAACTTTATTAGTAATTTAGCTTTAGACCAAGATGGAAACACACTTATACTATTTCAATTTGTAGAGAAGCATGGTAAACCATTGCACTCGCTTTTACAGGATAAGATAAGTAAACTACCTCGTTCCGAGGAAAGAAAATTATTTTATGTCTCAGGAGAAACCGATGTCGATACTAGGGAGAAGATTAGATCAATCACAGAGCAACAAGATAACGCAATTATTGTTGCTTCCATGGGTACTTTTTCTACTGGGATTAATATTAAGCGTCTTCATAATATCGTATTTGCTTCACCAAGTAAGTCCCAAATTAGGGTTTTACAAAGCATAGGAAGAGGGTTGCGGAAGAGTGCAGATGGTATAAATACTAAAGTGTACGATATTGCAGATGACCTACATTGGAAGAACAAGAAGAATTACACATTAGAGCACGCAGGTGTACGAATTAGCATATATAGTAAAGAGAAGTTTAATTATAAAATATTTGAGATAAAAATTTAATGGACATATCGGTAAGACAATTTAAATTATACAGTGGCGAAGACGTTATTGCTTTGGTCAACAAGGTTGATGGTGAAAATTATATTGTCGAGAGACCGTTTAAACTTATTCAAAACTTAGTTGGTCAATACCAATTAACTCCTTGGTTCCAATTTTCAGACCAAACCCTATTTAAAATACTACGATCAAGAATTATTCATTCAGCCGAAATAAGTGCTGAAATAAGAGAGGCTTACATCAGTATAGCTTCACAGAAAAGAACTTTAGAGACGCCTGTCGGCGATTCGGACTCTGAAGGTCTAGAGGAATATGTCAGAATGTTAAGAGACATCGATCCTACTAGTGATATGGAGGAACCATCAGTTGATGATGATACAAAGGAACGAACAATACATTAGCTTTATATTACCCTCCCTCGGAACCACTCTATTATTATACCACGTTTTCTGTAATTTGTACAGGACTTTCTGCAATAAAGGGCAATTAAAATGATATATAAACCTGATCAAAATGAGATGATGTTTTGTGAATACAGAATACATCGAAAAGATAAAGCATTAGTACTTGATAAAGAGCTTAATGTTCAAAAGTTTTTTAACTTTAATGATGGGGACACCCTACGCGTTAGCGTTAATAAAACAGATGAGGGATTCATGCAAACAACATTCACAAAACTATGTACAAATGAGTGAATTTATGGTATAATAGTACCTATACAACATTAATAATGGAGATTTAACTATGGCAGATCCAAAGCAAAAGCCACACTATATTAATAACAAAGAATTTTCACTCGCTGTAGTTGAGTATGTTACTAATAAAAATAAGTTGGAAGAAGAAGGTAAAGAAACCCCTAAGGTTACTAACTATATTGCCTCTTGCTTCTTAAAAATATCAGAAGGTTTATCCCACAGACCAAACTTTGTAAGATACACATACAGAGAAGAAATGGTTATGGATGCAGTAGAAAATTGTTTAAAGGCTATTTCTAATTACAATATTGAAACAGCAACAAGAACTGGAAAGCCAAATGCGTTTTCTTACTTTACTCAAATTTGTTACTTTGCGTTTATTCGTAGAATTACAAAAGAGAAAAAGCAACAGGATATTAAATTTAGGTTTATTGAAAGAATGGGTATCGAAGATTTTGCTCAAATGGGAATGGATGATGCAGGTGCACAACAAACCATGGAGTATGTCGATACACTAAGACAACGAATTGCTAAGGTTAAAACTTCTGACGAAAAGATTAAGAAGTTTGCTAAGGCAGAAAAAGATTTAGAAAAACTAGAATTATTTATGGTATAATATGAAAGTAGCTATTTTAAACGATACACATTGTGGTGTAAGAAATTCATCAGATATATTTTTAAACTATCAAAGAAGATTTTACGAGGAAGTATTCTTTCCTTACTTAAAAGAACATGATATTAAACAAATACTTCACCTAGGCGATTACTACGAACACCGTAAATTCGTTAACTTTAAAGCTCTTAACCAAAACCGTAGAGACTTCTTAGAACCAATGCGAGATGCTGGTATTACTATGGATATTATACCTGGTAATCATGATGTATATTTTAAAAATACTAATGAGCTTTGTTCTCTAAAAGAATTGCTAGGTTATTTTACATCTAATGTCAATATCATTATGAAACCTAAAGTATTAGATTATGCTGGTTGCGGTGTTGCTGCAATTCCATGGATTAACAATTCTAATTATGCTGAATATACAAAATTCCTTAAAAACTGTAAAGCTTCTATCGTAGGAGCACATCTTGAGTTAAAAGGTTTTGATATGATGGCAGGTATATCAAATCCTCACGGTATGGAATCTGATATATTCCAAAGATTTGAGTTAGTGTTGTCAGGACATTTCCATACGAAATCATCGAGAGGACCAATCCATTATCTTGGTTCACAATTTGAGTTTACTTGGGCAGATGTTGATGATCCAAAATATTTCCACATATTAGATACAGAAACACGAGAGATTACACCAGTGCGTAATCCTATTACAATGTTTAAAAAGTTTGTTTATGACGATGAAAAACATGATTATTCTGATATTGATATGGAACAGTTTAAAGAAAAATTTGTTAAGATTATAGTATTAAATAAAAACAATCTATACATGTTTGATAAATTTATCGATAGATTGCAATCTACTGAAACATACGAATTAAAAATAGCAGAAAACTTTGAAGAATTCTTAGGAGATAGCGTTGAGGACGATAAAGTTTCCCTTGAAGATACTACTGTTTTACTAGATTCATATGTTGAAGCTGTCGATACAGAATTAGATAAAGATCATTTAAAAATTGAATTGAGAAAGCTTTATACTGAAGCTCAGAACCTAGAGGTCGTATGATAAATTTTAAGTATGTAAAGTGGAAGAACTTTTTGTCTACTGGAAACGAATTTACAAAAATACAACTAGATAAAACACCATCTACTCTTATAGTAGGATCAAATGGAGCAGGTAAATCTACATTACTAGATGCGTTATCATATTCTCTATTTGGTAAGGCACATAGAGATATTAAGAAAGACCAATTGGTTAATTCTATTAATAAAAAGGGTACTGAAGTAGAAGTTGAATTTGAAATTGGTGGAGTTGATTTTAAAGTCAGAAGAACTATTAAACCTACTAAGTTTGAGATATTTCAAAATGGAAAAATAATCAACCAAGCAGCTAATGCCAGAGATTATCAAAAGTTTTTAGAACAAAACATACTTAAACTTAATCATAAATCGTTTCACCAGGTAGTAGTACTAGGTAGCAGTTCGTTTATTCCTTTTATGCAATTACCACCATGGTCGCGTAGAGCAGTCATTGAAGATTTATTAGACATTAACATTTTTAGTAAGATGAATGGTCTATTAAAGGAAAGGAATTCTAAAATTAAAGATGAACTAATAGATTTAGACCATAACTTAGAATTAGTAAAATCTAAAATACAAAGCCAAACTAAATATATTAAAGATCTTCAAGGTATTAATCAAGATATGATTGATGCTAAGTATGCTACAATGAAAGAACATAAAACAGAAATCAAAGGATATATCGATAAGTCTGCAGAGCTTAGTGAAAATTTATCTACAAATCTAGAAGAAATTAATAGATCATATGCAGTTACTGATTCTGATATAAGACAACTTCAAAGAAAGGAACACGAACTAACCGATAAAATAAAAGGTATGGTTAAAGAGGCTAGATTTTATGAAGACAACGATCATTGTCCTACATGCGATCATGACCTAGAGGATAGTTTTAAAGAAGCTAAACTTACTCAGATTAAAGAGGAAGCGAATAAGATTCAAAACGAAATGTCTAAGGTTGTAAAACAAGTCAACTTTTTAGAAAAAGAAGCAACCTTAGCCAAAAAGACAATAGACCATTTACTGAAAAAACAAAATCAAATAACTACAAATAACGAAGCTGTAGGTTTACTACAAAAAGAAATCGATAAAATACAAAAAGATATTAGAAGCCTTAATGGTCAATCAGGTGATATAACTACCGCAAAGACTGACCTATCAGACCAAAGAGAAAAGAAAGATACTATGACAGAAAAGAAATTGTCATATGTAGAAGAAAGAACATACAACGAAGTTATAGGTGAAATGCTTAAAGATACTGGAATTAAAACCAAAGTTATTAAACAGTATTTGCCTGTAATGAATAGATTTATAAATCAGTATTTACAAGTATTGGATTTCTTTGTAGCTTTTCATTTAGACGAAGCATTTAACGAAACCATTAGGAGTCGTCATAGGGATGCATTTAACTATTCATCATTCTCAGAAGGTGAAAAGCAAAGAATCGATTTAGCATTATTGTTCACATGGCGAATGATTGCTAAAATGAAAAATTCAGCTGCCACTAACTTACTAGTTTTAGATGAGACATTTGACTCATCACTAGATCTTGATGGTATTGATAACCTCACTAAAATCCTAAATACACTAGAGGAAGGAACCAATGTGTTTATTATATCACATAAAGGCGATGTTCTAGAGAATAAATTTAGGTCTAAAATAGAGTTCTATAAAGACAGAAACTTTTCTAAAATAAAGTAATCTACATAAAAGTGCATAAAGGTTACATTTTTATGTAGACAAAAGTGTAAAATAGGCTAATTATTTTGCAAATAAATGCAGAAAACCCTGTACAATCCACCATCAGCCTGGTATAATAGTTATATAAATTAAGGAGATAAGGATTATGAAACAAGGTTTAATTTTACACCACATCGCTACAGGGATCATTCAAGAGGTTCCTTTAAACGGCAAAGAGATGCAATTGGCTATGGATAAAGGCCCTACTATAAATGATAGCTGGGACTTAATGGTAGCTTCAGTGGCCTCTAGGTCAGACATTACAATCAACGACGGCAACTGGGATTTAGAAAAAATCGTGGTCGACGGCGTTTCAAGGGTAGCACATTAATGAATAATAGTTTAGCAAAACTTCTAGCAACAGAAAATATCACCGTTCAAGTTGGTAATTATAATACTGCTTGGTTTGATATTAAATCCAGAGTACTAGGTCTTCCAGATTGGAAAGACATGACAAAGGACGTTGAGGATCTTCTTATAGGTCACGAAGTAGGCCATGCATTATTTACTCCATACGAAGGCTGGCACGATAGCCCAGAAAAATTAGAAGGATGTCCTAGGTCATACATTAATGTAGTTGAAGACGCTAGAATTGAGAAAAACATTAAATCAAAATATCCTGGATTGGTTGGACCAATGGCAAGAGGATATACTTCATTAGTAGCTAAGGAATTCTTTGGTGATCTTACTGATATTGATTGGGATAATGTAAAACTCATTGATAAAATTAATCTTAAAGCTAAGATTGGTACATTATTAGATGTCCCAATGAATCCAGAAGAATCAGCATTATATAACGCTACAATGGTTACTGAATCATTTCAAGAAGTTTTAGATGTTGTTAGAGATATTTTAGCTTATACTAAAGAAAACCAAGAAGAACTAATTCAAAAACCAGAGACGCTTCCAGATTTTGATGAAAGCGATACTGAAGAAAATAACGATCCTACTACTCAAGGTCATGATGATTTTGAGCAAACACTAAGTAAAGAACAAGAGGCTACTGAAGAGGAACCAAGAGACGGCGAGGAATCTGACGATTCTGAAGAACCAGGACAAGCGGAGAAAGCAGTAGCTTCGCCTTTACCAGAGCATAGTGATGAAGATGTATCTATTACAGATGATATCTTTAGAGCAAAGGAAAAGGAGTTAATACCTGAGTCATCAAATACGTTTTATGCTAATGATGTTAAGGACGTTACACCATATGTTATTCCATTTAAAGATTTAATGTCTAGAAGAAAAGAGGTATTAGAAAGCTTTAATCACGAATATGAAGATGGAACTGTTAACAAAAAACAAGTTCTTACAATGAATATGGAAGTAGAATTCAAAAAGTACTTAAGTAAAGTTAAGAAAGCAGTTCAGCCAGCAGTAAAAGAATTTGAGCAAAAGAAAGCTGCGCATCAATGGCAGTATGCTACTACAGCAAAAACTGGTAGAATTGATGTTAACAAATTACACTCATACAAAATATCAGAAGACATTTTTTCACAAACGACTAACCTAGCCAATTCTAAAAATCATGGAATGTTTATGTTAATCGATTATTCTGGATCAATGGCTGGTGTTTTAAGTAATGTACTAGAGCAGTTAATCCATAGCATTATATTTTGCAAAACAGTTAATATACCATTTGACGTATATGCATTTACAACTGGTGGCAATCATGATTATACTTCTTATAGAGATGGTGATTTTCAGATGGATAATCTATCAATGCCACAGCTTATTCATTCAGATCTTAAAAAGAATGATTTTGAATTAGCTTTAAAATATCTTTATGCTAGAATGGAATGTGCTAGAGGACCTCATGATTATTCAATATATGCTAGATGCGAAGAATGGGGATCAACACCTTTAAACCACGCACTAGTTTGTTCACATAAGTTAATTAAGAAGTTTAAAGCAATAAAAAATCTAGAGAAAGTTAACCTTATGTTAATCACTGATGGCGATACAAACAGATTAAGCATTATTGAAGATAGATCTCTTAGCGACAAGAAGCTTCCTACCACGAGCTCATACTATGGGTACGATGCAGAAATTAAAACTACCATTGATGGCAAAAAGTTAACACTAGCTGGAAGAGGTGTTAATGGTACTAAAAGTCTTTTACAAAATCTTAAGAAAAGATACGGAGTTAATGTTATAGGATTTTACATTGCTGATTCTAGAGGCGATCTAAATAGTGCTATATTCTCAAGTTATAGAGATCAAAACAAAGACGCTAATGATTGGGATACCAGTTTTGATAAGCATAAGAAAATAAAGTTAAAGGAAAGAAACAAAAACAAATGTATCGAGTACAAAAACAGTAAAGGTTACGATAATCTTTACATTGTGTTAGACAAAGAGTTTAGTACAGACGAGGACGAATTCGAAGCAACTTCTGATCAAACTAAAAGCCAAATAACAAGAGCATTTAAAAAGTATAGCTCAAGTAAAAAGGTTAACAAGAGTTTGATGAGCAAATTTGGCCAGGCAGTAGCATAGTGATACTTAGGCTAATTATTTTGCAAATAAATGCAAATAACCCTGTACACTATGCATTAACTATGGTATAATAGTTATATAAATTGATAAGGAACTATATTATGAACATAAACACAAATACAATACTAAAAAGCTTAATGGAAACATATCCAGATAGCACTGTCTTTAAAAAAGCAGAAATCGTATCCATAGCAAATTCGCTAGGATTTAAAAAGAGTGATTATTCACCTCTAACTTCAACTGATAACAGGACCGATGTCAGAGGTCAATATGATCTTTCAGCTGTTATTATTCCAATGAGGGAATCTAATACAATGGCTAAAACATCACCAACAGTAGTTGGAATGCAATCAATAGTAAATGAAGAGAAAACATTCGCTTCAGTTGATCCTACATTCGTACCATGGGGTGCATATTCAGACGTCGTTAAAGTCGTTAAATCTGAAATGTTTTACCCTATCTATGTGTCAGGTCTAAGCGGTAATGGTAAAACCTTTATGGTCGAACAGGCATGTGCTAAAGAAGGTAGAGAGTTTATTAGAGTGCAAATTAATCCAGAGACAGATGAAGACGATTTAATTGGCGGATTCAGATTAATCAATGGCGAAACAGTTTTCTCCAAAGGTCCAGTTCTAAAAGCTATGGAAAACGGAGCAATTCTTCTCCTAGATGAAATTGATAGAGCTACTAATAAAATCATGTGTCTTCAAGGAATCCTAGAAGGTAAGCCAGTCCTAGTTAAGAAAACTGGAGAGGTTGTTAAACCTACTAATGGATTCAATGTAATAGCAACTGCTAACACAAAGGGTAAAGGGTCAGACGATGGAAGATTCACAGCAGCTTCTATTATCGATGATGCTTTCCTAGAAAGATTCACAATATCAATTGATCAAGCATTTCCATCGGTATCAGTTGAAAAGAAAATTGTTAATAACCACATGAAAAAATTTGGAGAAGTCGACAAAGACTTTGCTGATAACTTAGTGGGATGGGCAGACATCATCAGAAAAACTTTCTACGATGATGGAGTCGATGAAGTTATTTCAACAAGAAGGTTGTGTCATATTGCACAAACATTCTCAATCTTTAAAGATAAGATGAAATCAATTGATCTATGTATCTCAAGGTTCGACGATGACACAAAAGCTGCATTCCTAGATCTTTACAGTAAGGTCGATGCAGGTATAGAAACAATTACTGACGAGGATTATAATGGCGAAACAGCTTAACTACAAATTTAACGAAGGAGCTCTAATCAAAGAGCTTCAAGCGTATATCGATTCTACGTACGATGCACATTATGGACAAGGGGGATTACAATCCTCTGAGGTTATAGTGGATCGTGGACATGGTCTAGGATTCTTCCTGGGTAATGTCGATAAATACAATGCAAGGTACGGGAAAAAGGGTGATGTGAAAGACCACCGAAAGGATCTTATGAAAGTATTGCATTATGCATTACTTGCTCTCTATGAGCATGATAGGATTAATTCAAACTAACTATGTACATTATACTAAAAGTATGGTATAATATACTATTAATTAAAAAGGTAATATTATGAATATAACAAACGATACTCTCAAGGTATTGAAAAACTTTGCTACCATTAATCCTAACATTGTGATTAAACCTGGTGGTCAACTAAAAACAATCTCTGAAGCTAAAAACATTATGGCTGTTGCTGATGGCACTGATGATTTTCCTACAGAGTTTGGAATCTATGATCTTAATGAGTTCTTATCTGTTTCAAATTTGGTACAAGATCCAAACTTTGATTTTCAAGATAAAAACGTTAAGATTACTTCAGGTGGTAACACTGTAACATATTTCTTTTCAGAGCCAGAGATCTTAACATCTCCTTCTAAAGAAATTACAATGCCAGACACCGAAGTTGGAATTTCCATTACACAGGAAGTTTTATCACAGGTTCGTAAAGCAGCTGCTGTACTTGGACATACTGAAATGTCTATTAAAGGTAACGGCGGTAAAGTAACACTATCAGTAGTTGATAGTTCAGATGCCACTGCTAACTCATTTGATATTGAACTTAACGACAATAACGATTGTACTGAAGAGTTTAATTTCATCGTAAATATTAATAATCTAAAATTGATCGAAGGTGATTACTTTGTGAATATCAGTTCTAAACTAATTTCACAGTGGACATGTTCATCAATGGCAGTTAAATATTTTATCGCTTTAGAGAAAGCGTCAACATTTGGCGTATAAATATAATGGTATATTATATACGCAATAGGAATTCTCATAATAATTATGAGGATATAGTGTAAGATGCGGATAACCGGTCTTACTAATTATAGTCTAACTTTGATCAAAGGAGAAACAAAATGACTAATCAAGTAGAAACTCAAGCTGGTGAGGAACAAGAACCAGTACAACTAAGTCTTCAGGACATCTCAACTTTTGTGCAGATTATCGATATCTGTTCTAAAAGAGGTGGTTTTGAAGGTCAAGAAATGGAAGCAATCGGCGGTCTTAGAAATAGAACCGTTCAGTTTCTAAACCAAGCATCAGAAGCTCAAGGTGAAAAAGCTCCAGAAGGTATGGTACCATCTGAAGGCGATCCCGATGTAACTGTTGATACTGGCGAAGCAGACGCTTAGTTGAAAGATTAGCCTATTGCGGAGGTGGCTCCTCCGTATTTTATTAATTTTATTATGAAGGATTTATTATGGATCGCAATGAAACATCACGCTTAATCGAAGCACTAAAACGAGGTTCTGTTACAGTAACCTTTCAAAAAATTGACTCAGACGAAATTAGAGTCATGCCATGTACTCTCAACCCCCCAGTTCTAAAAGCTAATGGAGTTCAATCTATTATCGAAAACATCGATCCTAACACGCATCATATTGCTGCTTGGTCTCTTGACAAAGACGCATGGAGATCGTTTAGACTAGATACTGTTCTTGGTTGGGAGGTACTATAATGCAAGAATTTCTTTGGGTAGAGAAATATCGTCCACAAACAATTAAAGATACAATTTTACCAAATTCAATCAAGAAAACTTTTGAAGATATTGTTAAAGGGGGTGACTTACACAATATGCTTCTTACCGGCTCAGCCGGCCTTGGTAAAACTACTGTCGCTAAAGCTTTGTGCAACGAGTTGTCATTAGATTATATTATAATTAATGGCTCCGAAGAGGGTAACATTGATACTCTCAGAGGTAAAATCAAGCAGTTTGCTTCATCGGTATCATTACAGGGTGGCTATAAAGTAGTTATCCTTGATGAAGCAGACTACTTGAACCCACAATCAACACAACCAGCTTTGCGTGGATTCATCGAAGAATTCTCAGGAAACTGTAGGTTTATACTAACATGCAATTTCAAAAACAGAATTATCGATCCGCTTCATTCTCGATGTACAACTATTGAGTTTAATGTACCTAAAAAGTCAATGCCAAAACTCTGTGATCAATTTCTTAGTCGTTGTCAATATATTCTAGAACAAGAAAATATTACTTACGATCGTAACGTCGTTGCAGAACTTATTATTAAACACATGCCTGATTGGCGTAAAGTAATAAATGAGTTACAGCGATATAGTACCAGTGGAACAATTGATACTGGAATACTTGTAACGCTCTCTGATGCTTCTATTAGTGATTTAATGGAACATCTAAAACTTAAAAACTTTAAGCTTATGCGACAATGGGTTGCAGATAACATTGACACAGAACCAGCTTCACTCTTTCGTAAAGTCTACGATAACATGAATGAATATGTTGATCCTCAAAGTATACCGCAACTGGTACTTATTTTGGCAGATTACCAATACAAAAATTCATTTGTTGCTGATCATGAGTTGAATATGGTTGCATGCTTAACTGAGATAATGGCTGGAGTTAAATTCAAATGACACCGTTCGATTATCTAAAAGCAATCAATAATTCTAAAAAGAATATTATTGTAGACGACTTATCGGAAAATGAGTATAACGCCTTTATGGTAAATAGAGGGTTATCGTTTTTCCCTA